CAATTGTTAATTGAGTAAAAATCTGAATCCGTTACCTGTTGGCTTTGTTGGCCACAGTTTTTGTTTTTCTTGCTCTGATCTTGTTGAATAATCAAAGTTCCTTCCTAAAGTTTCTTCGAATGTCGGAAACTTTACCAATTTTAGAGCGAGAATGTCACTAAATTGATCTTTAGTAACGCCGATATGTACTTTTTGAAAGTAATCATATTCTGGTTCAGCTTTTAATTGATTAACAATAAAATCATAAACGTTTCTACATGTATTGTAGACTTGTCGTGAAGATCCCATTGCTGCGGTCGCTAATCCTAATGCTGCTGAAGCTGTTGCACCGAGTGTCCTTATCCTTTCTGGATAAAGCAACTTAGCTAACAACTCCGCTGGATCGCGGAATGCAATTCCATTTCTATTCTTGTAGTTCAAGACTTCAACATCATTGAGCGAGGAGCCCCATGTTGTTTTATCTTCTGAAAGAATAGCGTTGAATCGCGTTAATGCCTCTTTTCCTAGTTTAGTGAGAAAATTCTTTCCATATTGCGCGAAAATTCGTTCGGCAAAAGTGCAAAGATTATCGTCCCCTTGAACATATAAAGAAAAGTCCTTTGCTTCGATGTTAATTCCAAGCGAGGAGAGACATGTTAAAAGATAGATTGCGTTAACAAATGAATCAAGGAGTTGAGTTTGTTGGTAGCCTGAAGCTATTCCATTAAACCTCCATTGATACAGAGTTGTTGAGAAGCCTAGGATAGGAGTATGCTTAATAGCATTAGTCATCCAGTTCCAAAGGTTTTCAATCTTCTTTTCATCAGTCGTAGAGACTGAGTAATCATGAGTATCTGAAATTGATGGTTCGTAACCTAAGTCAAAATCAAACCATGATCGCCACATTTGATGGACATCATCGATAACTTCGTGTAAGGCACGATGGTCGAACTTTTTCCAGTCTGACGAAAGAACAGAATTTTTCTGTTTATTCGACAAAACATTCCAAAGTTTCATCCAACCTCCTTTGAAGGTTTCGAATCCCCAGAGTAATGGTGAATTAACATTTCCGTTTAAATATTCCTTCTGTAAATTCCAGATGAACATATTTTCTGTCATTAATAACAGTTTCGGAACGCCAAAAACCGCTCTGATTTTGTCCTCTTTGTCATTATTGACTAAGTGAGATCTTGCATGTAAAGTAGTATAAGAATAAGGAACTGGTTGTCCAGTTTTCTGATTCCAGAAAGGTTCGACTCCATTCTTTATTTTGTGAATGTGAATCCTGTTGTCATGAAATATTTCATTGTATAGATTATGAAATGTAGGTTTAGGATCGAGAATGTCGCCTAAAGCTTGTTTTTCAATTAAACGTTCCTTCCAATACTTAGATGTAGAATAGGGTGCTTCCGCATTGACATTTAATGTCCATGGGAAATATCTTAGATCGGGAAAAGCGATGGGCTTTAACCTTCGTGATGGTCGAAA